CGCGCCCCACCACGCCAAAGCGGCCCGTGACCTCGATGTCACGCATCACCGGCGGGTAAACGTCGATTTCGTCGCCTTCGTACAGGGCGACACTGATGTTCAGATTGCCTTGGGTTTCGAGGCTGATCGCCAGCCCGGTCAGGTGCCGGGTGACCGGCTTGGCGTCGTCGATCAGGCGCTCCAGCTCCTGATACATTTCCTCGGTAATCCCGGTATCTAGAACGCCAACCTTCAACGCGAAGGTACCCGGTACGCCTTGCGGCACCGTGTTGAACCACTCGACGATCTCGATCAGGTAACCCAGCGGCTCGACCACCCGGCGCAGCGCGCCGATGGTGCCCTTGTGCGCATGAATGTAGAACGAGGCCTTGATCGCAGCCCGCTTGACCGGCTCCGACCAGTTGGGATCCCAGCGGTCGACCGACCAGGCCCAGGCCAGGTGTGGCAGCAGGTGAACCGGACAGGTGTCGGGGTTGTACAACGTGCGCAGCGGGATCAGGGTCTGCTCAGCGAACGTCGCCTCGATGGCGCGCTCCAGTGGCGTGCTGTTGAGCGGTAAAAGACTGCGCATTTCAACCTCCCAGCACGACGCTGTATCCGGTGCAGAACGCCGCCTGCGCCTTGGTCGGCTTCAGATCTTGCCAATCCGCAAGCTCCACCCGGGCGACACCGGCGACGTGCAACTGGGCATCGACGCCGGAGCGGGCCACCTCAAGCCCCAGCCGCCGACGCGGATTGATCCACGCCTCCAGACGCTTGATCGCCTCGACGAGCGCGGCATCGTTTTCCGGGCCGGCACCTTTCATGTGCAGCACCGCATCGATGCGGTAGCGCAGGATCTCGGCGCCCCGCACCGTCACGCGGTCACCGACCGGGCGCACGTCGTCATCATTTACGGCGGCGGCGACCAGCATCAGCAGCTCGGGACTGGCCTCGCCGTCACCCTCCAGGCCCAACACGGTCACATCGACACAAGCCGGCGCCGGGCTTTCCGCCGTGGCATCGGCGACCAGCGCCGATGCATTGCGGGCGTGCAGGATGTAGCTGTTGCGTGGCCCGGCGGTGGTCAACCCTTCATAGGCCAGCTGCACCCGTTCACGCAGTGCATCGTGCGATTCCATCACCGCCTCAACAGCTGGGACGGTCAGTGGATCCGCTGGCTGAATCACCAGACGTTTGAGATTGACGTTGGCCGCCAACTGATCGAGATCGCCCCCCGTGGCGTAGGCCAGCATCTGAGCCTTGGCCGCGTCGTTGACCCGTGCCCGGTTGCCCAGCTTGATGTAGCTGCCGACCTCCAGCAGCTTGGTGACCGGGTCGCTTTCCAGTGAGGCCGTCCAGTTGTCGCCCATGTGTCCACGGAACACCTGCAGCGCTTCGTCGTACACGACTTCAAAGTCCAGCGGCTCCAGCACCTCCGGTGCCGGCAACTCCGACAGGTCCACCAGGGTACTCATACCCAAACCTCCAACGTGCCGCGCACACCGAGGTATTCGCCGCTGATCTGCATATTGATTTGCCCGCCCAGCACGGACACCACGCGCAACCGTTCCAGTTTCAGACGCGGTTCCCACAAGCCCAAGGCCCGAGCGGCTTCAGCCTGCGCGGCGCTTTTCCAACCTTCGTTGATAGGCAAATCGACCATGCGCCGCAGCTTGCTGCCGTACTCCGGACGCTCGCGCCGACTCAGCAGCGGCGTGCCGAGGATGTCTTCAACGGACTGGCGTAAATGCTCGATGCCGGAGATGGGCTGCCCGGTGTGGCGATCCATTCCGATCATCGGGATTACTCCTTGAGCAGCTCGAATTCGGCGTGGGTCTTGAGGTAGTTCAGCGCCAGGTCATCCGAGGTGTTGACCGAGACAGCGCCCTTCACCACAGCCAGCGTCCGATCATCCGGCAGGATCAATGTGCGGGAGGTGTAAAGGGTGTCGCTAAAAGTCGTAGTTCTTGTGGGTGCTGTATCGGGGAAACCCTGAGCAATAGGGATCAGCCCTAGTACCGGCGATCCTTCCTCCAGCGTTTCTGCATCAGATTTTGGCTTGCTCATGAAAATCTCCGGGCAAGAAAAAGCCCGCGCGCGGCGGGCAGAGTTAAAAGTTGTCGTTAGTGCGAGTGATGGTTGCTGTTGCCAGCGGTGTCGAGAATTGCCCCGTCGCTGCTGATGTTCTGCGTCGCGTGCAACGGGCCGTCGATGTTCACCGGCCCCTTGATGTTCACGCTCGCCTCCAGGTTGATCGTGCTGGACTTTACCGTCACGGCGCTGTCCGTCACCTCGGTCTGGGTGGCCCCGACCTTGATCGTGACCGTGCCGCTGGGCAGGCTGATGCTGTAGCTCTTGGCCTGCCAGTCGTAGACCAGCGAACCGCCATCGTCGAAACGCCACACTTCGACATGGTCGCGATTATCCGGGGGCGGACCACCGTTGCCGTACAGCCCGGGAATGAACGTGCCTTGCGCCACGTCACCGCTGGCACTGATCAAGGTGCCCTGCTCGTTCAGGCTGGGTGCCCGCCAATGCCGCGCCTTGCCGGCAGCGACGCTGTGCCAGCGCACCCAGCCACTGACCCATTCCCCGTCGGAGACTCGGCACACCGGTGGCGATGCGGCGAGGTCCACCGCCACCACGTAACAATCCTTGACCACACCCGCGAGCATGCGGTCGTGCTGCGCGCTGGCATAACTCATTGCGCCTCCTCAGGCCGCACCTCGCCGTCACCCGGTTCAATGTTCAGGACCAGGGTGCCCGGCGGCTGATCCGGCCATGGCCACTGGGCTTCGCCGAGGTAGATCTGCTGCGTCCACTCCACCACCCAGACGGTGTAGCCATCCAGTTCGGGTTTGGTCCAGTCCTGCATGGCCTGGACAAATTCAGACGGCTCCACCGCCACGCCCCAGCTCTGCATTCGCAGCAACACCGCCAGCTGCCCCGCGAGGAATACCGCCTGCTGGTGATGATCCGATTGGATCGGATCGGTGATCACCCGCGCTTCGAACTTGCAGGCCAGCCCCATTTCACCGGTGCCCGGGTCTTGGCCCGGTTCCATTTCCGCCAGCTCGACAAACACCGCCGGCAACGCAACGCGGTCTTCGATGTTCGGCCACACCGCGACCGTCTGCACGCCCGGCAAGTGCGCCCGGATGTGTTGCTTGATGGCTTGGTACAACTGCTCAAGGCTGAACGGTTCATCCGATTCATCCGTCACGTCATTTCCCCTTCAGGTACTTTTGCAGTTCAAAGTTGAGCTCCTGCTGCAGGACGTGCAGCAGCTGCGCATCGGCCTTGCGCACCCAGCTTTCAAAATGCGGCCGGGCCTGCTCCAGCGAGACCTTGGCCTTGGCCAGCGGAAAGCGGCTGTCGTGCTCGGCAATCCAGCCCGAACTCGCCCCGCCTCGTGCACTGACGTTGCTGTCTGGGTAGTCGTCGGCATTGAAATGCTTGCTGGCCGTGCGGATCCAGATGTCCGCGCGGTTGCCGTAGACCTTCTTGAAAAAGGCCCCTTGATAACGGCGCCCCGCCACCGATACACCGGACTGGCCCTGTCGAGGATTGCCGATCCGGCTCGCCTCGATGGCATTGAGACCAAACCACAGTTTGCCGCTGTTCGCTCCACCGCTGACCGGGTAAGCTCGCAGACGCTGCCGCACAGCAGCGACCGCAATGCGCTCCTGTCGGCCAACGGCGCGGGCAATTTGCGTGGCGAGCCATCGCAGAGTTTTGTTGATGGCTCGCCGCTGTGCAGCAGCAGCGGCCTTGGGCACCAAGGCGGCGAAATCCTGAAAGGCTTTCAGGTCTGCCGCCGAGGTTTGCAGGGAGATCATTCCGCCGCCGGCCGAGGGTTTGAAGTAGCTCTTAACGCTCATGCTTTGGCCCTCAAAAGCAACGCTACCCAACCGGTGCCGTCTGGTTCCAGTTTCACCAGGTCATAGTCACCACCGCCATCCTGTACCGGCAAATCGATGACCACTAACTGCCCCGGCTCAATGCCCACGGCATCACTGACGCGGATCTCGAACTGCGGCTCCCGCAGGGCGGTGTTGATCCGCCCCATGCGTGGCTGCAGCCAGGGCGCCGAAAAGAAGCCGGCAATCTCGCGACCGTCGACCAACCCAATGTCGCCCAGGTCATCCAGCACCAGGGCGTCCATGTCGTCGCTCAACTCCCGAAAGCGCACAGTTACGCACCGTCGTCAGAGCTGTCGTCGGTATCACCGGTGACGGCCTGAGTTTGACGCAGCAGCTGTTGCGCGAGCGGATCCTTGATCGAGGCGATGCGCCCCTCGGCGAGCAGCGCGTCTGCCACCTCCTTGCTCGGCGGGTTGTACGGCTCGCCTTTCATGACCACCGTGCGCCCATCCTGCACGCAACCGTCGATTACGAGGAATTCGTCTTTTTTGGCCATGTCACACCACCTTGGCGTAGATGAAGGCATCCGGCTCCAGCAAGCCGGCCAACGCGGCGCTCTGCAGCTTCAACCAGCGGGCGCTCGGCTCTTGGGTCACCCAGCTTTTCGGGAAACGTGCGGCTTCGACAAGACCGCTCTCCACCGCCTCCAGATCCTGGATGGCGCCGTAGAGCATGGCATTGCGCGTCGAGGTGGAACCGAGGATCAAGCCGCCCGCTGGGATCATCGGCTGCTCGTCATCGTCATCGTCCAGGTACCACTCGTCATAGCCGTACAGGTCGACGCCCGGATCGTTCAGGTAGCCCAGGTAGGTCACGCCGTCCGGGAGC